CTATTGATTCCAATACACGTAAGCGCATATAAGCTTCCTCACGCAAATCAACCTCACCATAGTTACTCATCAGTATCTTGTTCATCTCAGTGCCACGGATGCTTTCAAGAACCTCTTGGAATATCTCATCTCTAAGCAGGTTAATAGCCCATTGTGCTTTATCCACCAGTCAGGCTCCCTAGTTCCTTAATCGTCTTTAATACAATCTCAGCCTGTTTGTTACGGCTGTCCTCGTCTGCCAAGTCCATAGCCAGGATAGCTTGCAGTTGCTGTACTGCTAACTGTGCTTCCTTAATCCGAATCTCAGACTGATCCTTCTGGTTCTTCATCTGCATCTCAATGCCCTTGCGGGTGAACTCAGCCTCTAGCGTCTGACGTTCCAGATCCAACTTGGCAGCATCAATCTGCGACTTAGCCTGTGTCTTCTCACGCTCAACCTCCATCAGCATCTTAGCTACCTCTGCTTGCTGGTCAGGGGCAGGTGGCTTGGGCTGCGACAACTGAGCATCCATCTCAGGGCTAATCTCGTTCATGAAGGCTGTAGCGTCCTTAAACCCTGCGGCCTCAATGAACCTAGCCAATGTATTGCGGTACTGACCAACAGACACCAGAGGATTCGATGGCCCATACTGCTGAATGATCTGTTCCTGCTTGGCAAGAATCATCTGGAGCATCGTCAACTTCTGATCCCGGTCACCTGAACCCAGACCGACATTGACCGACACATCGTACTCATTGTTCCATGTACGGGGATCAAACTGCACGTACTTGCCACGCATACGGACGATCTTAGGCTTGTCCTGATACTTGCCCAACAGATGCAGAATCCCACGGAACAGGCTCTTAACGCCAGTCTCAGCAAAGATACGAGCAATCAGCTCCAGCTTGCCGGAGTTAGACTTCATCATCGCAGCAACAGCAGCAGCCGTAACGTTTGACAGCACATCAGGGTCAAGACCTTGTTGCGCGTCATTAACGCCAGTGCGCTTAGTCTGCACCTCGTCCATGTATTGCAGCATCGGCATAGCCTGACCGAATGTAGACTGCACCTGAAGCGGAACCAGAGCGGTAGGGTTCTTCATACGCACAATACCGCCTGGCGTAGCGTTCAGCAGGTCATCCAGATTCACCTGACCATCAACAGCGCCAACACGGTTATTGTTCGTCAGATACAGGTTATCCAGAGACTGACGAGTAATAGTGGACTTGATAAGCTGGATGTCCATAGTCCGATCTGCCAGAGACTGACCGAAAAATTTATGGGGAATAGGGATAGGACAAATGCTGTGAAATGGAACGTGGTCACATTCTTCATCTTCAAGAATCTCCGAGCCGCAGTAGACAATACGATGCAGTTCGGCAATACCGTCCTCATCCTCGTCAATCCGTATATAGCACTCATATACCTCAACCGTCTGCATGGCAGGGTCAAGGCTCTGTGCTTCGTCTGGCTGTTCACCTTGGTCAAAGCGAGCAATGCGCTCAGGGCTGAACGTCAGGTCATCATAAGAAGGTAGCTCATCTACGACATCTTTATCGTAGCCAAGCGCAATCAATTCTGACCGCTGCATTAGCTTTCGATGGGCTACAAAGGGAGCATCCTCAATGGTTCTAGCAGCCTTGGAGATCAGGAACTCCTCTGGTGGGACGTTCTCAATCTTTACACAGCCGTACTTCTTAACCCGCTTGACCTCGATCTCGTAGACAGGAGCCATAATAGGCTGGCCCATCATATCGACACCGGCCTCAATGAACTCGACTTCCTGCTCGACAACCTCCAGGGACTCATCCGATAGCAGCAGGGCTACCTCATCCTCAGTCAGGTTCTTGTATTCTTCTTTGGTAACGTCTTCCTTCTCATCCCAGTAGGACTTGACCACGCCTACCTTCTGGAGCAGAGCATCCTTAAACCAGTTATGCAGGATCAGCAGACCTTCGTTCTCACGGTAGAACACCCAGTTGCAATAGTCTGTGGCTTGCTTTGCGGATTCCTCGTCGTTCTCAGACTGAGGCTCAAAGTAGACAATATCCTCTGTTGTCGTAAAGACACGGATAAGCTGTGGAAGCGCACCATCAATAGCCTCGGCTACCTCGCCTGTTACGATCTGGCTGCGGCCTTCTACCTCATTACCATAGGGATTGCGGAGATAGTAATCTAACGCCCGGCGGCGCTCCTCAGTAGTCTCGGTCTCAATAAAGCCGATTGAGTTATCAATCTCAGCTTCAAGGATACCCTTGATTGTGCCTTCATCCATCTTCATAGCAAACCCTTACAGGAATTTTGCCTATTATACAACCCATTTGGTATTGATAGGCAAGTCTGATGACCATGAAACGTCGCTCTCGTCAAGCCCAATAGCAAGGTAACGGAAGGCATCGGCAAAGTGACTTGACCAATCGTGGAGAGGCTTATCGTAGAACACCTGCTGCTTCTCGTTGTATTCCCTGCGATAGTTGCGTATAGCGTCAAGTCCTGGCTTAGTCTTGTGGTCAAACCAGCATCTAGGCAAGATACGCCTGACAGCCTGTATGCCATCAGCGATAGACAACCTCGGAGCCACGGTAATATCTAGCCCAGCCTCTTGCAGTACTTCCTTACGGCTTCTGCCTGTGCCTAGCTCCCTGACCTCAACGTCGTGCGGGAGGATCTGCCCAAAACCTTCGTACTTGTTGTCTCGCAGCCATGATACATACCAGTCCAGACCGACTCCGTGGTTCTCGACGCAATCGATAAGCCTAATCTCCTTGCCAGCCAACTGAGCAACAAATAGGCACGTAGAATCAGACATGCCGAGATCCCAAGCAACAAAAGACCGGCAAAGGTCATCGCGGTCAATAGTCGTGATCCTATTCTTGGCTTCGAGATCGTTAATAATCTGCCCAAAATAGCTCCCTTGGATGGCGGCATCGAAGCTGCATTCGAACTCCTGAAAATAGCGATCGTCCCCCATTTCCTTACGAGCAGCCCAGAGTTCTTTGTCGCTGAGGATACTTGTCTGGCTGGCCTTGAACTCAAGCAGCTTCCAGCCCTCTGCTGTCTGCGCCCTATCCCTAAAGTCAGCAAAGTGGTTCCTGCCCTTGGGCGTACCAATGAACAGACACCACGTAGGAGCCTCGTCTGTATTCCTATCCGTTAAAGCTGGCCTGATGACTTCGTTCCAAATCTTAGGGTTTTGGTCTCCAATCTCGTCCAGCACCACTCCGTCAAAAAACTGACCTCGGAGGCTATTACCGTTATCAGAGCCGTAAAGACTAATCCGTCTGCCCCAAAAGTCCACCCTGAGTTCTGATATGTTTGCCACTGCTCCCAGAGGACGAGTGAACTCAAGCAGATAATCCCAAGCGACACGCTTAGATTGAGCATAAGTAGGCGCAATATAAGCAAATCGAGGGTTTGGTTTCTTGCACTCAATGGCAGCCTTTATTAGATGATTGATGGCGCTTACAGTCTTCCCCATACGACGATGGGCAACTACCACCGTAAACCTGTGGTTATCTACTGCCTCATGGATAGCTAACTGCTGCTCCCTTGGCTTGTAAGCTATCTCGATTACATTGCTCATGCAAACATTTGCTGCTGTTCAGGTTTAACTACAGGCTCAAACAATGATTGTTGCCTTTGAGCATTTCTTATACGTTCGCAAGAAATATCAAAGTATCTGCGCTCTCGCTCTATTCCTATGAATTTGCGCCCCATTTGAACGGCTGCAACGCCTGTTGTGCCGCTGCCCATGAATGGATCAAGTATTGTTTCAGGCATTTTTAGTTGCTCAATGCAAAAAACCATCAGTTCAACGGGTTTTTGTGTTGGATGATTTTTTTCATAAGAAAGAACAGATTGTCTGTAAATTTTTGCTGGAGCTTTCTTGTTTGTCCATGCCATCTCACACATTGCAAGGCTGAAATTTAACGGCTGCTGCTTATCCCAAATGTAAAAACATTGTGTTGGCGGCAAATCAAAATAATTACCACCCCATATAATTGCAACATTTCCAGCATTAACACACATATCAATTAAGGATTTATCAGGTGGCGCATTATCCCAATCTAGCTTTTCATGAGCTTGTCTTACTGGATTCTTAGCAATTCCAATACCATATGGCGGATCAGTAATAACCGCATCTACCTTATCCAGCGTAGGCAGTATGTCCATGCAATCGCCAAGGTATAGGGTGGCATCCCCAATAGTGACTATTTCTGCCATGTGACCACATGCTCTTGCGGCCCACCATCAAGGCCAGTAACCTCAGTTCTTGCCAGCTTAGGTATATGGTACTCACTGAGCTTCTGGATAATGTCCAATGCCTTATGAGGATCCTTGTCAGCCACCTCATTAAGCCATCTATCCATGTTAGGAGCATTGCGCTCTAGTAGGTTAGCAATGGCCTCTCTTACGATGCCAGTAGCCTTATTAGGCATACCC